GCCCTGTTAAGCACTGTAAAAGTACGAGAATGATACCAAAAAATACCCTCCGGAGATTTTTTTAGGCCGGCGCGATGACAGAGGGGGGTGTAGTTTTAGCGATACCCCCCCATATACTTTAGCACTCAGTAACAATTGTCTTTAGACTACCGAAAATATTTAAGTGTCGACCGTTTGCTTAGTTACTTTCTTATAGATGTTCATGAAATCGTATTTAATAATTTCATCAATTGCTCTTTCGATTTCCAATTCGTTTTCTTCTTCTGACAATTGATCTGAAGTTCGAGCAATTCTTGCTAAATACGAACAAGTATTGTAACCTTTGTCTTGATCGAACATGTACCAAGAATCAAACTGTTCAAAAGGATCATACGGATTGTCAAACGTTGTTAACATACATTTTGCCATGCTTCACTTTCACCTCTTTCATGTGTTGATGTATTTAGCTACTGTTGATGTCGAAACGTTTAGAGCTTCAGCTATTTCAGAATTATTATAACCAGACGCAAGCATAGCTTTAATCTTATTGATTTTAGCTGTAGAAAGCTGTGTACTTGTTTTAGGAGTGGCTCTTTGTTTTATATCATCTGGATCGGCATATTTCAGTATTTGAGAAAGTTTGCTGTCGGTTATTGCGCCAGCTTGAATAGCTTCCCACTCTTTATCGGATATTTTTATGCGAGTATCTTTTCTACTGGCTCCAACAGATGCTCTAGCATCATAAATTGCTTGCTGTTTAATCTTTCTTATTTCTTTTTTATCTTTAGCTAAATCCGGATTGCTTTGAATTTTAGCTTTAACAATTGAATTAGCTATAACCTGGGCTCTTCTTTCACGCGGAGCATTCATTAGTGCTGTATTAAGTTTGGCTAATAGAGAATCCACTTCTTTTTGATAAATGGCTTTAGCATTACTGTCATACTTGAGTTTACCAGTAGCCATATACTCTTTCCGTGCTTGGTTAGCTAAAGCTTTCATCTTATTAGCATAGTCGGCATAAGCGTTTTCTTGGGGGGTCCCGGATGATAATGTACGAACGTCTTCCACTTCATTTAAAAGATTTACTTTTGTAGTAGCCAGTACTGTTTTTCCAGTCTTTGGGTCAATGTATGTTCTTCCCGTTTCCTTATATGTAACTTTACCTGTAATCGGGTCAATAGTGCCGCTTCCTTTTCGTTCTGGAACTCTTATTTCTTGTTTTCTTTTTGAAAGTAAAGTGGATGCACCACCATATCCATCGTCATCGGTATGTTGTTGGTATTTCTTTCTTAACTCTTCAATACCATTATCTTTTTCCGACTGTTTATAGTCTAACTTATGTTTTGCAGCATCAATAACAACCATACTATGCTTTACTGCTCTAACAATTTCACTTTCTGGTGCACCTTTAAGTGTCATATCTGTAATCAAATTAGAAATCATACCCATTTCTCTTTGAGTCTGCTCTTTTGACATTACTTTCATTCCTTCTCGATAAGGATAAGCATCTTTTGGATTAAAACCCTTCAATTCTTTAAGAGCAGGAGTAGATTTTATTCTAACTTTATCGTTGACTGGTATGACGACTACTTGATCACCATCAAAATCAGCTCCAGATAATCTTTCTGCAACTTTAGGATTTATACCGACAGCGTCAATTACATTACCTAAAATATTTTTTGCAGAACGATTTTTGTTATTAACTGTCAGAATCGGAATTTCAAATGTCCCGCCATGTGGATATCGAATCAAAGCGACCTGTTCTCCGTTTTTATAATTAGGAGCATAAATCCCATTTTCACTAAGAGCTGTTATTGGTAAAATAACCTGTATTTTCTGCCTTGGAAGGGCGGCGGCTTTTAGATGTACTACAGCTCCATCGCACTGATCCGCAAAATCAAGAAGCATTTTTCTCTTTACTGTTGGGTTTGTTAGCGAACAAATTTCATCAAACTCTGCGACAGCATCAGCATATGTAAGATTTAATTGTTTCTTTATAAGTTGCATTGGCTGTTTTGATAAAAATTGTGAGGATAAATTTCTAGACATGGAATCCCAGTCGCCTTCTTCTTTAAGTTTATTAATAGCGGATAACTTTTTGTTTCCATCTTTATCAATATACCAGCTTTGACCATTTGCCTTAATATAAGCTCCGAACGGATTATCTGGGTCATTTGTTATTTCTTTAAAAACATTCTTTTTATCTGTACCAGTTTTCTTGTTGGTGTTATATACGATGTCAACGCCATCCGGCATATCATCCGAGTACATTGCCATTCCTTTAAGATAATGAGTACCATCAACAAGAATACGAACTTGCGCATAGTGCGAGTTTCCCAAGTCTAAATCGGGTACCCCACGGCGAATTTCTATCACGCCATCTTTATTTGATCCCCCTTCGTCTCCATATCTTATAGCAATTCTTCTTGAATCAATACTTGCAGGATATTCTCTTTTATCAAATGTTTTACCACCATCAGTAGAATGATAATCTCTAACCGATTGGACGTCGCCTATATTATCATAAACATCTTTATATGCTACTTCTGGTTTACACAAAACTTGAGTGATTGTTTGTTTACCAGGATTGGTAATTTGTGGAACGCCAACTCCATAAACATTATATCCTTCCGTTTCTAATAAAAAAAGAGCTTCTTTTAAGGTGCCGGACGAAACTCCTAATTCCCTCTCGACACCGGTACCAACATCGATCATACCCTTGGTTTCTAACTCTTTTTTAAGAATATCAGCTGTCACTCTAGCTTTATTTTTTCTATCAGCAATATTTTCGTTAAGCAATGATCGAATTGAAGAATCGTTCTTGTATCCCATTATAGCAGCAATTTCGTTAAGACTTTTTCCATCAGCCCTTAAAGACCTTGCTCTATCTGCTTCAAGAGCTCTTCTTTTGTGTTTAGCTACTCGTATTTGCATACGAAGATCGGTCGTAGATAAACCCATAGTTTGTGCTATTTCTTTTTCAGTTAACCCCTGTTTAGACAATTCTTCTACTCTACTTAAAAAATCACCACTATGCTGATACGGGTTTTTTCCACTTCCTAAAGGATATCTACCCGAACCAGGCCCGGGAGCACCGTCTAATTTACTTTTTCCGTAATGTTTTAAAATATCTTCCGCTATGGGATTCATAGTTTAATCCTCCTCTGATTTAATTTTGTTAATTAACTTATCAAAAGTAATAATTTTATCCATGATATGAATAATATCTTCGGCTGTCGGATTATGATATAAAATTTGGTCAGACTGATATATTCGTAATTCAATACTAATATCAGCAGGATTCACTTTATATTCCAAACAAAAAAGAGCGGCATATATTTCAAGCTGCTTCATATGTGCCGGAATAACCCCAGATTTAAAATCGTGGATTCTAAGCATTTTATTTCTGAAAGAAATTGCATCAGCTGTGCCAAAGCAGTTTTCCGAATAATATAAAGGTTGCTCAGGAGTCATTTTAAATCCAATCGCATCGTTAACATACATATTCAATGTTTTTTTAGATTTTGGAAGTTTTTGTCCCAATCTAATGCATTGAGATGCAAATTCATGAAGTTCTGTTCCTCTTTGAGCTGCTGTAAATTTCGAATATGCTTCAATTAATTTATTTTCATCATAATTAATCCAATGATATTTGCTAGGCCCAAGAAACGCATGTTGTCCTTCAAGATTTGAATGCTTGTTGAAGTTCACGTAATACCTCCTCCTTATTTTCCGGACATATAAATCTCGAGAAAGACATCTTATTCATACGTCTGACATAGTATTCTTGATTTGGCCGTTTCTTAGCACCTCTATGTTTTTTACATTCCAGGGTAGCCCACTTATCTTTGTATAAAATTAATAGGTCGGGAATTCCTTGAATATAACTTGAGTCAAGTTTCATTACTATGCATCCGGGAAATATCTTTTTTAATTCTTTGATGAGACTCGATTGAAAGTCTCTTTCTAATTTAGAACTACTCGCCATAAGTGGGCCTCCTTTCTTTAGAGTAATTGATAAAATTATTAAATACGATTTAAAAAAATATACAAACACAAAAGAGAAAGTAATGTCGGTCGCGTTATA